TTTCCATAATTTCTTATCATCGAAATCGAGTCCGAAGATACAGGCATGCCAATGCGGGCGCCCAAAGTTTTCACCATATTCTCCAGCCATGTAATAACGTATTCTTCGTCCAGGGTACCGTTTTCGTAATCTTTTAATAAAGAGCTGAAAGTCTCGATAGTGTAATGATCTATCGCTTGGGAGATGTGCATCATCGTATGTAAGAGTTATAAAACAATTTTGTTCATGCATTTGTGCTTCATGCATGCATCGTATAGCCCACTGGCGTGAGCGTTCCAGCCTGCAGCCAACACATTGTCCGCAGGGTAAAGATAAAGATTTGACGGTGTCATGTCTTTTTGATTCATAAAAGACAATTGAACCATCAGCGCATTGATATGCGCTTAAAGGATGATAACAAGGCATGTGAGGTACCCATTTTTAATTGATTACAAACGCCAGCCGCCACGATGTGGGGCTTTTTGCATATTTGCAGCTTTAGTACGTTTAGCGGTTCGGCGAAATGTCTTTGCCGACTTGCGCTTGTTTACAGGTTTTCTATACATCATTTTTTAGCTCCTCGGTTAACTAACATTTTCGGTTTGGTGTCACCTAGCACAGTTACATCAAGTAATGTAACTGTGCTACGGCTTTTTAAGCCGCCTTTTCAGGTGTGACTTGAGCAGCTTCTACGACTTCGGCAGCTGCTTTTTCGACCAGACCGAGTTCCTCGGCTTCTGGTCGATTATTCTCGTCTTGCAAGAACTCAATCAATTGCGCTGGATCATTTTGGAATCTAGCGCGGATTTGAGCCGGTAAGGACTCAAATTCAGTCTTTGCTGCTAGAACACGGTTCATAGCAGTGTGGTAATCTCCAATACCACTAAAATCGCCATAACGAGGCGATAATGGGGCTTCCGGTAGGATCCCAGTAATATTAAACTTCTGAAGAATGGTATTGATATCACATTCTTCTTTAAAATGCTGCTGAGCCAGAGAAGGCTCCTCACAAGCCAACCCTGACTCATTAGATGCAGCATCTGTATCATAGTTATAGGGGGTACGTAAAAATAAAGAATTTTTACTCATTTCTTGCCTCCAAAAGGTATTAACAACGATGGATTTTGTCTGATACTTTGTACAGACCGTTTGAAATCTCTATACCACCAAGGATCAGTACTTGGTGCAATATTTTTCTCAACATTCTTAGCCTGTTCAGTTGTAAGTCCAGTTTGGGCTTGCACTAAAGGCTTTTGGGCGTTTATTAACGCTATCTCCGACAAAAGTTTATTGAACGTAACTTCCAAATTTTTGTAAGTTTGCGTATTAACTTTTGTTTGTTCTAACACATTACCAATATCAACGGCAGTTTTAATAGTATCTGCTTCAGTCTTAACAGTCTGAGCAGAAGTATTAGTAGTCAATGCTGCTTTTTGTTCCAAATCAGCATTAGTTTGAGCCATTGATTGGTATCCCTGCAGCGCTGAAGCTAAAGTATTACCAACCTTCGCAGTGGACACCTGCCCCATCGCACCCGATGGGGTACCCGCTCCACCTTGTGTATATGCAAGCATAGGATTTAACCCTGCTTTCTGCATATCTTCAACGGCAGTTTGATATTGAGTAGCACGCATACGCTCTTGAAAATCCATTTGAGCTTGTGCTTGCTGAGCACTAGCAGCGTTTGCTGCTTGTGCTATATCCCAATTCTTCTGATTGGTTTGTTGCTGACCAACAAAACCGAGCACACTACCAATCGCACCGCCAAGTGAAAGGCCGCCAAACATATTAGAAATGGTCGATCAATCCGGGTACAGAGTACATCGGCATTGGTCGTGCTTTCTTACAATCAAAGAAGCTATCAAAAATAAATTGTTTACCATTTGCAGCTGCACCTACGGCCACAATACGATCAACTGGTGGCGTATCTTGTATAAACGTAGTATTCAAAGTAGGTAATGACGTAAACCGTTGAGCAAGATGCCAAGCATCAATAGTGCCAGCAGCAGTAGAACGGAATAAACCGCTAATACGGCTGGGATAATAACGATATTCTGCCCACCGTTCTTGATAACCAAAAACATTATTGTCATTACTATCACCACGAACATAAATCTCCTTATTAAGAACTGCTTGTTCACCTAAGGTTGCAAATGCCGGGAAATAAAAATCATAACGTGTCGATCTAGACCACATACGAGCAAGGCCTTGCTGGTATGTAAGATCCGCACGTACGGCTACAAGACCAATAACTACACCGTGTTCAGTAGCCGAATAAGTAAACCCGTGATTATGAGCCAAGGCAGTACCCATAGCAGCAAGTGTGCCCAGAGGGGCAGTAGTTCCACTAGCATTAGTGCCTGACGTTTGAGCGATCGGATTAATACTAATATTGGACGTTCCGCCCCCGATATATTCGGGACGCTGTAAGCGAGCATCAGGAGAAATAACACCAAAATGTGCCCTAATAATTTCAGTATAACGTGTGCCTCCGCGTGCATCACGTTCAAGCAGCTTCTGAATCTGAAAAGATTGCCGTAATTGATTAATAGTAGCTGCCGTAGCCGTTGAAAGATCCGCATATAGTCCCGATACTCCAGATGTAACAACACCAAGAACCTCATCATTACCTTCAGCACCACCACCAGTTGTGTTTGGAAGTAGCTTGTTATATGCGCCACCAAGCGCATTTAAGTTAGATGTACTACTAGCTCTTAATCCAAAATTATTAGTACCGTCAGTAAGACCTAAAGAATAACCAGTGCCATAAACAGGAGCACTTGTTCCTAACGGTAGTGAAACAGAAGTGCCTTTTTGAGGCCATGGGAGTGCACTGGTAAAATAATCTTTACGCTTACCACGACGGAGCAAAGTGTAATTAGCAACATTGTCTGGACCATCACCAGTATCAACTACTGCAGAATTTTGTAAATTCTCATCCCTAAACCACTCATTCCAAATCAAGTTATAAGCACGAGGCCAGAATGCACAGTGAGATACCGTTCCAGTATTGGACACCTGTCCCACTGTTGGTAATCCCATATAATCTTGTAATGATCCTATCGCGTATCCACCAGCTGGTGATACTTGTTGAGGAACAACATACGAAATTGAATCACCGGGATTCGCTTGTTGTCCCATAAATTTTTGCCAATTCGACCAAATTAATCGATTTGGTACAAAAAAGAAAAAACTATCCAAATGCATGTTATCCATAATTGGATAGATTGGAGTACTAAGACGGGCAAAAGCCGTCATATTTAACCGAAATGTATCACCGGGAAGCATTTCATCGACATAAACTGGAATCAAATATCCAGCGTCAAACGTAGTTTTATGCGTACTTTGACAATCAAAAGAAGACCGAGGAATATCGGCTTTTGGAATCATCGTAAATTGATGAACATCTACTGACTGATTACGGTGCATTATTTTAGGCTCCTAGGCTGGTTCCGTCCCACCTAAAGGTGAGACGGCTTGGTTTTTATTCCTGAATCTTAACTTGTTTACCCAAGGATAACAACTTGGGTGCATCATGTAAAGCAAAAAGTCCAGTATTATCATCAAATTCACCCAATTCATATAAATCAAAATCATCTGGGTGATTAAATAATTGATTTTCTGGATCTTTTCTGTTTACTTCGTCTGAAAAGCTGCGAATAGCAACTCCTACCGATGGTACAAACATCGGACGACCATAAGCGTCGGCTGCTCGGTCTTTTACAGAACATAATACTAATTTCATGTGAGGCTCCTAAGTGAGGTTACGTTTTAACTTCTGAAGTTTAGCCTTAGCGACTTGTTCCTTAACGGCAAGTCTTTCTAAAGTGTTATCTTCGTGCCTAAGTTTAGCACTTTTTTCACGAATGTAAAGCAGTTCGTCAAACTCATATGGATTATCTATTTTATATTTTTTATCATAGAATTTTGGAGGTTTGACTTTTTTACCACGAACTACAACGTAGTCGTGTGGATATACATCGGAAGTATATTGCTTATACCATTCGTACCCGATTCCGGGTTTTAAGGACATCTTCGTAAACTCAGGAGTCCTATTAGTAATTTCCCCAGTATCTGGGTCAATTTCTTGATAATGCTCTGCAGCATTTTTTCCTGTTACTTTTTTCATAATGTATCGAGCCACGTAGGCCGCGGATTCGAAAGTAACATCTCCAATGGAGGAATAACCAAATGGCCAGAGTAATTCAAGGTTTTCGGATCGATATAAGAGAGAATTAGCGGAAGTCCGTTTCCATAATTTCTTATCATCGAAATCGAGTCCGAAGATACAGGCATGCCAATGCGGGCGCCCAAAGTTTTCACCATATTCTCCAGCCATGTAATAACGTATTCTTCGTCCAGGATACCGTTTTCGTAATCTTTTAATAAAGAGCTGAAAGTCTCGATAGTGTAATGATCTATCGCTTGGGAGATGTGCATCATCATAAGTGAGGGTTATAAAACAATTTTGTTCATGCATTTGAGCTTCATGCATGCATCGAATAGCCCACTGGCGTGAACGTTCCAACCTGCAGCCAATGCATTGTCCGCAGGGTAAAGATAAAGATTTGACAGTGTCATGTCTTTTTGATTCATAAAAGACAATTGAACCATCAGCGCATTGATATGCGCTTAAAGGATGATAACAAGGCATGTGAGGTACCCATTTTAATTAATTACAAACGCCAGCCACCACGATGTGGGGCTTTTTGCATATTAGCTGCTTTAGTACGTTTAGCGGTTCGGCGAAATGTCTTTGCCGACTTGCGCTTATTTACAGGTTTTCTATACATCATATTTTTGCTCCTCGGTTAACTAACATTTTCGGTTTGGTGTCACCTAGCACAGTTACATCAAGTAATGTAACTGTGCTACGGCTTTTTAAGCCGCCTTTTCAGGTGTGACTTGAGCAGCTTCTACGACTTCGGCAGCTGCTTTTTCGACCAGACCGAGTTCCTCGGCTTCTGGTCGATTATTCTCGTCTTGCAAGAACTCAATCAATAGCGCTGGATCATTTTGGAATCTAGCGCGTATTTGAGCTGGTAATGACTCAAACTCAGTTTTTGCTGCCAAAACACGGTTCATGGCAGAATGGTAATCACCGATACCACTAAAATCGCCATAACGAGGCGATAATGGGGCTTCCGGTAGGATCCCAGTAATATTAAATTTTTGAAGAATGGTGTTAATATCACATTCTTCTTTGAAATGCTGCTGAGCCAGAGAAGGCTCCTCACAAGCCAACCCTGACTCATTTGACGCAGCATCTGTGTCGTAGTTGTAGGGGGTACGTAAAAATAAACTATTTTTACTCATTTCTTGCCTCCAAAAGGTATTAACAACGATGGATTTTGTCTGATACTTTGTACAGACCGTTTAAAATCTCTATACCACCAAGGGTCAGTACTTGGTGCAATATTCTTTTCAACATTCTTAGCCTGTTCAGTGGTAAGGCCAGTTTGAGCTTGTACTAAAGGCTTTTGAGCATTAATTAATGCAATTTCAGCCAAAAGTTTATTAAACGTAACTTCCAAATTTTTGTAAGTTTGCGTATTAACTTTTGTTTGTTCTAATATATTGCCAATATCAACAGCCGTTTTAATAGTATCTGCTTCAGTTTTCACAGTCTGAGCAGAAGTATTAGTAGTTAATGCTGCTTTTTGTTCCAAATCAGCATTTGTTTGTGCCATAGATTGATAGCCTTGAACAGCTGAAGCTAAAGAATTACCTACCTTTGCAGTGGACACCTGCCCCATCGCACCCGATGGGGTACCCGCTCCACCTTGAGAATATGCAAGCATCGGATTTAATCCTGCTTTTTGCATATCTTCAACAGCAGTTTGATATTGAGTAGCACGCATACGTTCTTGAAAGTCCATCTGAGCTTGTGCTTGAGAAGCACTAGCAGCGTTTGCTGCTTGTGCTATATCCCAATTCTTTTGATTGGTTTGTTGCTGGCCTATAAAACCAAGCACACCACCAATCGCACCGCCAAGTGAAAGACCGCCAAACATATTAGAAATGGTCGATCAATCCGGGTACAGAGTACATCGGCATTGGTCGTGCTTTCTTACAATCAAAGAAACTATCAAATATAAACTGCTTACCATTTGCAGCAGCACCTACAGCCACAATACGATCAACAGGTGGCGTATCTTGTATAAACGTAGTATTCAAAGTAGGTAATGACGTAAACCGTTGAGCAAGATGCCAAGCATCAATAGTGCCAGCAGCAGTAGAACGGAA